AGGAAGGAAACCCCCTTCCCAGACCTGTCTTTTAACTCTTTACGGATTCTGCATTTTTGGCTTTTGCCGCGATTCACTTAAGTGTGTCCCGCAGCTTCTGCCTTCTTTGCTTTTTCTGTACCTTCAGCCGGTCTCCCAAAAAGGAGTCGTTTTTCCCGCTGTTGGCGTCTTTAACCAAACTCAGAGTAGACATAAAACTATTCGGAGGGCGTGTCTTTAGCCTCCAAAACAACATCAAAACAAAATGCTTTCAGGTTTCATCCGAGCAGCCGACGATTCAGGCAACGCAGTGCCAGCGTGGCGCGAAGAACAGCGCCGATTTGGCCTGGGTAGTGACGTTACACGCACTTGCCCTACTGTCACCGGCACCAACCCGTTTCCGGCTCATGTTTATGCTGATGGTCTTTCCAACCCTGATCAGAAAGCACATATTGAGCCTTTCCAATTCGGAGATCAAGTTGGTGTTCAACGAGATTCACCCGTTATGGCAGCGATGAAGAATCTCAAATTCGATCCACTCATGCCGTTAAGCTTTGATCCATCTAGCTTTTCGTGCCCAATTCCTGCCATCGAGACTATCATTCGTGACACCCTCGGTGTTACCGAACAAAACATTCGCACCACCTTTAATGCAAACTATCTCAATAGTGATGCGCGTTTCCGCAACGCTGCTGAATTTGAAGAAGTTCGTCAGTCATTAGTGCGCCGCGCAAGAATTAGAGAACATATGCGCCTCGAGGATCCCACCATTCCTCCTATGCAAGAAGTCACCATCGCCGACGTCTATTTCGAACTAGACAGACGCCGCAACGCAACTCTCGCCGAATATCGACTCGACGTCATTGCCGATTATGAAGGCGCCTTTGGTAGACCTTGGGCTGCCCGTGAATGGCAACGCGAATATCGCGATTGGCGTTGGCCTTCAACCATCAAGAAACGACCACCATACGTGTGTCCCATCAAAATACCCGTTCCATCTTCTGGCAACGAGACTCAAACCACCGCTCTTCCTCAAACCGAAGAGCTGAACGCTACCGCCTCCCCAGGCACATCGAAAGAGACCAGACCACCCACACAAGAGTCTCAGTGTGTGGTTTCAAAGAACGAAGATTCCGATTCGGAAATAGACGTTATTTCTGAACACAAGATCGAATGGAGCGAGCAAGAAAGCGACACCGACTCAGGCGACACGATCACCACCAAGCAAATTGTCGATTATGAGCATCGTGCTTTAGTCGAAGAAAAGATTCTGGACATCGCCTACCACTGGACCGTCATCCGCCAACGCCCTCACCACGCCGTAGAACTTCTTGAAGCCATCTACGCGCGTCACGCTGAACCACCTTTCATCCGCACGCGAGCTATCTCAATGGCTCTTTTCGCAATTGGAGTACACACTTCAGAAGATCCGAAGTGGAAACAATTTCGATTCAAATATTTGGAGAAGGACTGGAGTAAGATGCGCACGTTTTTCGCTGGCACGCCCGACTATCGCCTACAACGCATGGACTTTCGCGAATGGCCAATTCGCATTTGTCCTCCTGGAGATAAAATTGACTACACTACACGCACATGGCTCAACTGTTTCGAATACCCTTGGCGCTCTCAGATACCGGAAATTCCAATGTCAACTCGAGCTTTCACGGCTAGACGCAAAGCCGCAAATTACGTCAAAGCAGTCGCACAAATGTGGAACAATCGACAATTATCGCTCCGCGAGTGTATGAATGTCGATAACACCATCATAGAACCACTGGTGCCCGCCGAACATGTAATAATTCACGCCGAACCTCAGATGGAAGCCCCTGGAATCCAAGGAGAAGTAACAACACCGCTAGAAACAGTTGGAGATAGCAATCTCAAACAAATTGCCATCAACCCGCCAATTCTCGCTGATCCGATCCATGCACCACGATTCCACTTGTTCGATAAGGAAACCGGAAAAGACGTTCAAGAGTCAATTGAAGACCTCGCATCTCGACAACAACACCTGTTTGATTTCGAGTGGTCTACTGGCTCTTCCGTAAGCGTTATTGCAGAATTTAACATCTTTGAAGATTTTGCCACGAACCCTGGATACCTATCGACCTTGCTCAGAATGTACACCTTTTTCCGAGCAGATTTGGAACTTCGACTGCAACTCACGTCAACGCACTTTCACGCCGGACGATTGCTTTTTGCTTTTCGACCTTTGCCCTATCGGGACCTACGAGGACCCACTGGACTCATGGAAGAAGACAAATCGAGCATCATCTACTGGACTGGACTACCGCACATGGTTCTTGATGCTGCAAGAGCTACCGACATTATTCTTAAAGTGCCACATGCGCACGTTCTGAATTACCTTTCAACAATGACAGATACCAATCTCGAAGGCCTTCAAAAGCCTAGTATTGGGACTGTTTACGTCGTTGCCGGTAGCCCTCTCATCGCATACAACAACGCATCTAGTAAATTGCGCGGAACCGTTTGGCTCAAAGGAGTTGGAGTCGACCTCAAACTTCCATGCTATCGCCACAAACCTTGGTTCGGAGAACCTCAAGGCCCTAAAGGAGACGAAGCTAGTGCCATGATGTCCAATTTTCTTGGACTCGCATATGGTCGCATGAATACCGCCGCCAAAGCTTACTTCGAACGATCATCTGGCTCGATTCCTTTCGATCACCCAACAAAGATCGACACTACGCTACGCATCAAAGGAAACACCATCTCCCCGCTTAACTACGCTAATGGACCCGGAACTTGCACTCGACTCGGCTTTTCACCAGCCCCTAAGATGTACATGCAAAATCGTTCAGAAATGGACCTTCGCTTCTTGGCTTCTATACCCGTAGTTGCCCTTGTTGTGAAATGCAGTACCGTCACACACAACGCCTGTCTACGTATCCCTGTCAACCCAATGATACGATCTCCTCGACCAACCGCGAAACAAGCAGAAATAATGCAAAGCGAGACTTTTCTCGCCTACATCAGCAAACCATTCGCATTTTGGAGAGGTACCATCAATTTTCGTTTTGAATTCATCACAGGATTATGGACGACTGGCATCTACGCAGTTTCGTGGATCCCTGATTGCTCAAGAGCAACAGTTTTCGACCAACCACGCACACTCCTCACTTTCCCCACGATCGAACTCAATTTGGAGAGCACTCACGTGTTCGACATAGAAGTTCCCTACATCACGACTTGTCCGATGAAACAAGTTCCTTATCAATATACAATTGAAACGGGACCTAGTGCTTTTTCTGGACTCTTTAGTGCAGACACCTGCAACGGAGTCTTGGTCATGCAAGAAATCAACCCTGTCGCACAAATGGGGACGGACGAAATGAAATGTTGGGTGTGGGTGAGTGCTGGAACAGACTTCGAGGTATTCGTACCTCGCGACATCTATCCACCAATTCGACTAGCTGACGATTGGGAAACTAAGAAAATCACCGCCTTGGACAAGACGGGCTTGGGTGCTGAACCCAAAGTCCGCAATGCGACAGAGACCATCACCAGCGTAAAAGCGCCGATTGGTCAGTTTCCCCCGTCCCATCCCAAAAGAATGAATACGACCGAAACGAAGAACACCGTGACTGAACAGGCACCACAAACCTCACGCAATCGCCAAAAACATCATCACACAATGGCTGAGCGCGTCATCAAAGAAGTACATGAGGTGCCGCGGGTAGTGCAAGCAACACCACTTATACGCACTGTTTCGAATCCACTGTTGAACGAGCCCAAAGAAGTTAAAGTCTTTAAACAAATGAATGTGGAAACTGAGAAATCTCTTGTGTCTCACGCTAGCGTTAAACCACCAACTGGCAAATATACACAGAAAGAACTGTCGCAAAACGAACGCGACATCAAAGGATTCTATGGACCAACGGGTTTGAAAGCAAATGCACAAGGAGAAGAAATTGTTGATGCACTACATACACCTGTGCAAGAAATCTTCGGAGAAAATTTTATGAGTTTATACGATCTACTCACTCGCAAGACTCTACTTGCAGTTGCCGGCCTTTCATCTGGCAACACCGAAATTTCAATTGGAGTAACACCAACTCTCCAATGCTTCGGAGCCAAAGAAATGTCAGAGGTGACCACCGCCTCAAATTTCGAATCCTCCTACTCCAGTTCTAGAAACTCCAACGACACGTACAATATGACGTTTTTCCAAGACGAAGAGTGGGCTCCTGCACGCGCTTACAACATTCCACTTGAGACCCTGATGGGCTACTTTGCCAAAGCATTTTTGTATTGGCGGGGTAGCATTCAATACTCATTCGTTCGTGATGTTTCTGTCATTAAAGCAGGAAGTGTCCGAACGCGCCACGTCGTTCACCCAGTGAGCTGGCCTCAACTAGGCGTCAACAGTGACGTCTCAGAAAATGATAAAATAGATGACGGAGACGTTGTCGATCATCGAGCACACGACCAAGGCCACCGCGGCTGGACCGCCATGAACCATCAACATCTTTTCGAATCAAACGGTTTCGAAGTGGAAGTTCCATATTATTCACGCATGCCTTTCCTATTCAATAGATGTGGCGTCAAGACCAATTTGCCAGCAGAAGGCTTTTCAAATGGCTTTTTGCAGGTCAGTATGGTCACACGAGACCAAGACGGAACACCTGTCGACAACTGGCTTATCACCGACCCAGTTCCAGTTGGACGCACCAATTGGATTGAACCAACGACCAGAATGAGAAATGGCACAGTATCCATCTATGCAGGAGCCGGTAATGACTTTCAGTTAATGTTTGTTGTTTGCCCTCCGTACACACCAAGAAATTGGTTCCTTCCAACAAAGGACGCCATTCCAGATTGGAGTTGGAGCTGTGCATTCCGCGACCAATGGATGCTCGAACCTCAAGGCTCTGTTGCCCTTCTACCTGCGGTGGGAGCGGCATTTGTCGGAGCCGGCGCATTCATGGTGCTTCGTGGAATCGCCACCGAAGTCTCACGCAAATTCCTCGACATCTCACGACAGAAGATAAATGCCAAGAATGAAGCAGGAGAAGACCCCTCAATGATGGAATCCATAGCGCACACTTTTGCACTACAATTTTGGAAAATTGCAAGAAACCAGTTGAAAGTGACTGGAGTCGAAATGGACAAACTCACCGTCCGCCAAATCGTACGCTGGGGTTTTCTAATCGACGACGCCCGAGTAGCAAAAGAACGTGCCGATTGGATTAAATTATTTCTACGCGTCATTAACGAAATTATTAACATCGATATTGTCAAATTCCCGATGAAAGCCGCACAAGCCGCATGGGTATGGTACACCACCTGGCAGAATGAAGTTGAACCACAAGCCGAAGGCGAAGCACCACCAGACTTCGTCAATTCAAGCAATCCCATTGTTTGGGCTTTGTCTTGCGGAATTTCCTACCTAGCTGTTGGAACAGACCACATAACAACGTGGTTGAAACTTGCCGGTACCATCGCAAAGAAAATTTGGGATATAATACGCGTCCCAATCCGCGAAGCCGGTTTCCTTTCCCGAGACGTTTCGAACATGGGACGAATTTTCCCTGAATTGCCCGAGAAGATCAGAGAATTGATCGGAAAAGTTGGAAGTTGCCTCAAAATTGTTCCCGAAGGCTCCCTTGTAGTTGCCAATGCACCACGAATAACACAGTGGATGCAAGCTGTTATTAACAACGACAGCCCTGACATGCGCGACTTCATAGGAGTGGACGCTGACAAACGCCTGGAGGTCTTCAACCTCTACAATGAAGGACAACTTCTCTTCGCCAATGTCATCAAAGGCGGAAATCCATCCATCACCAACACGTTCCGGTCGGTTTTTGAGAAAGCCACGCAACATCAAGCTCTCGCCAAGGTCGCTCGCGACTGTTCAGGCACTCGAGTCGAGCCATTTTGCATCTGCCTAGCTGGAGAAGCCGGTTTTGGCAAATCAACCATTTTGGTTCCTTTACATTTATTCCTCGCCAACATCGAGGGACACGGACAACCATCGCATTGTTACCATCGCAATTCTGAAGACGACTACTGGACTGGCTACAACGGACAATACACCGTCATCTATGACGAGTTCGGAGCTCACAACACCGACATTACAGGAGGCAAGGAATTTCAACAATTCCAAACACTTAAAAGTTGCTCTCCATTAGGACTCGTCATGGCCGACATTTCGTCAAAAGGAACACCATTCATGAGTCGCTTAATCATCATGGCAACCAACGTGCCGGACTACGTCCCCACATCAGTCAAAGACGCCGATGCCCACAAACGCCGTAGAGACATCTTGGTCGATGTACGCAGCAAAGTTGGAAAGGTTACACCAGAAATGGTTAAAGCCAACCCAGAAATGTTTGCAAACTACGACTATCTCGAGTTCGTGTTGTGCGACAAATTCACATGTCAACCCATCAACGGAGTGGAAACAATGAACTGGGAAGAGTTCAAGACATTCTGTGCCGTGAAATACAACGAGCACATCGATAAAGAAAATCTACGTTTCGCCTCGTATGGAATCACTCGCCGAGATCTGCGCGAGATGGCCGACATGACTGCCCACGCAACATTCGAAGCTTTTCGCACGAATCCCACGTATAAAACACCAAATTGCGTGAAGACTCCGGCTGTGCTAGCCCGCGAACGAGAAATGGTAGAATTTCCCATGGAATGGGACCACCATCCAATCACTGACGAACAATTAGCTGAAATGCAACGCGAACAAATGGCCCGCCAAACCGAAGACGAAATTATCGACAGAATGACGAGAGTGCCCAAACTAAGGAAGTTCAGCCCTGCATCTACTTCGTCATCAGAAGACGATGTTGCTATTGCTAGAAGATACGGCAGCTGCAGTATTTGCGGAAGAGCTGGCCATTCGAAATGGTGTTGTCCAGACGATCTGGTCAGGGAACAAGGTTCCTCCTACACCGATGCCAATTCCGCATTTCTCTCAGATAACAACACTCCACCGAACTGGAGAGCAGAAGGCCAAATGGGTGTCTCGGATGACGACAATGAGAAATGGCGCACCGCAAGATGGCGCAATGAGAACCAGAAGAAGGCTCTCACCGAGACGTACAAGAAGTGGAAAGCACGCGAAGAACATCTCGCAACACTGCCTAACTACACACCTGGCAACTCGAACGACGAAATCCTCGAATTTTCCCAAGATTCAGACGAAGGAACAATCCGCCGCCGTATGGAAAGACATCAAAATCTGATTCGCCGACGTCGAGCTGAAGACCTCGCTGCTCGTTCTCTTGGAGCTACCACGCTTCATGAAGGAAAGCAGTATCTACTTAGTCACTATTCTCTCGAAGATCTCGAAGAAGAGCTGCGACGTCGAAGACTTGACGTAATGGCGCAACCATCAACTAGCGACATGGGCGGATTGTATCGAGCCCATCGCGATTCAAATGCCAGCACATCTTGGTCAGAGTATCTCCAACAAAGAATCGAAAACCATCCGATCCGGCGCTTCCGAGAGGCTGTAAGCAGAATTTCATTCGGCAGTTCGAGTGAATTGGTTTTGGCCACCGTAGGAATCGTAGCAGCGATAGCAATCCCACTAATTGGAGTGCTGATCTATCGCAATCGAGCTCCTGCCGTCGAAGCCCCACCAGCCGAATATCCCCATCGAGTCAAGACTTGGGGAGAACTAGATGAAGCCACTCGGAAGTTAATTATCAGCCACATAAGATCTGGCACTATCAATCGAGATGGAGGAATAATCGAACTCCTGACACGTAGTGGAAACCGCAGATTCAGAAACATCACCGATATCGACGCCCGAGAAGCAGCCTTCCTCGCCCATATCCAACAACCCGGCGTTTTTGAACAAGAACACACGTGGAATTGCGTAACATTGGCCTCATTAGCTGTACCGCAAGTAAGTTCCACCACCACCGTTTCAAGTCGAGAGAGAGGAAAGGGAAGGAAGCTCAAGTCCGATTCTAGTGGAAAAGCACATTCCATTAGTCGATCAGCAGCACCGTTCGCTCGATGGGGACAAGGAGACCATCCTGGATATGGTTACCATGGCCCCATGAAATATTCAGCCAACCGAGCTTGGGCTCAAGGAGGAGTCTCTGGCGGAGCAGAAATCTTGCTAGACGATCTAATCTCTCAAATGACATCGAGACACATCCTCAACTTCCAGAAATGTAACGAGAAAGACGACGACACTATTAACATCATTGGATTCGTAATGCACGGAAACATCGCTGCAGTACCACTACACATGCTGGTGTTTGTGCGTCCCGACCAATATTTCTTGGTCACTGGACCGTATCTCAAGAAACCAGTTGTATTCCGACCAAGTCCACACAACACCTTGTTGGACCCAGACCACGACATCGGGTGGATTCGTCTGCCTAAAGAATTTCAACCAGTGCCATCACTACTCGGCCGAACTATAACATACGACCAATACGAGAACTACGTCCAAGACACCGGAGTGTTACTCGCACGACGCAATAACGAATTTGTCCGTTTCAAATCAGAGGCAGTTAACTGCTGGGATTTAGATGGAGGACCACGAGGACTAGTTTACACGATCGCGACCACCGACGGACAGACGGCCGACTTCACCATCAATCGAGGATTTGCCTACGGTATAGCAACCGAAAAAGGCGACTGTGGGTTCCCTCTGTTTGTCCAAAATCAAGGGACTTTTTACATTGCAGGAATTCACGTCGCAGGGTTTAACGACCAGACACGGGATACTTACAAATCTGGTTTTGCTACGGCCCTTCTCAAAGAAGATCTAGAGATGGCAATACAACAGCTCGAAGCTGGCTGTGCACCAGTTCCACCATCCGTCGCACCAACGACTGCCATCGTCGCTACGGCTCAGGCCAACCTAAACCCGAAAGGGAATTTCAACATCTTGGGTTGTGCCGCAACACCTGTCTTCGTAAATCGGAAGACCCAACTAAGACCCTCACTAATCGCCCCATATCTTGACGCGCCAATGACTGCTCCGGCTGTCTTAAGCGATCACGATCCACGTTGCGAAGTACCCGGAAATGTGCTAGAACGTGGAATCGAGAAATTTGGAGTGGTTTCACAAGAACTAAGTGAGGAAGAGGAGGAATGCCTATTCTCCTACTGGAAAGAAAAGTTCCAAAAATTTATAGGCCCACGAAATGTCCTGTCCATGGCTGAAGCAGTCACAGGAGACGGAAGAATCGGTTCTACAAAAATGCCACCAAACACCAGTATGGGCTTGCCCTACTCGCAAATAATGGGAACGATACCATCAAGACGACAAATGCTAGACGAAATTAGCAATGGACAGACAAACATCATCTCGAAACGAGTCACCGAACGAATTCACCACGCAGAAAGAGGAGAACTCTACCCCACGGCTTGGACCGATATGCTAAAAGACGAACGTCGACCGCTTGATAAGATCAGGAAGGGCAAGACACGATGCTTTAACATCGCCCCGATTGATCTTACGATAGCGCACAGAATGTACTTCTTGGATTTTGTAGCTGCTTGCTACGACCCCAAGAACGAATGGTCGTGCACCGTAGGAATCTCACCCGAATCGAAGGAATGGGACAAGTTAGGAGCACAATTTGCCATTTTTGCCCCTACAGTAGTCGACGCCGACTACGAGGCATTTGACGGCACCATTCCGCCGAGTTTTTACGGGCTTTTTCTCCGTGTAGCGAACACCTTCTACGACGATTCATCACACAACCAAAACATCCGCAAAGTCTTAATCGAGCAGTGTATCCATCGAGAGACAGTTGCTGAGAATTTGGTCTATGTGGTCCATGGGGGAAACCCTTCTGGATTTGCAATGACCACTCTTTTCAACTGCTTCGTGAATGCGACATACGTCAGACTGTGTTGGCTGGCCTCCCATGGCAGCCTTCGCGACTTCGATAAATACGTTTTAGACAAAAATTACGGCGACGATCTCCTATTAGCAACGAAGGAAAAAGCGTTCTACGAAGCACTGCCCAAGCTTATGAAGCAACGTGACATCGTCTTAACAGCGGCGAACAAAGGAGCACACCTACAACCACAACATCTGACTCTGTGTAAGTTTCTCAAGAGAGGCTTCCACTACGATCGAAATTTCCAAATGTGGGTGCCCCATTACCCAATCCCACTTATCTATGAAATCCTGAAATGGAAGAAGAAAGAAAACGAGCATGTAGCAGTAAGAATGAATCTGCTCTGCACACAAATCTTCATGTGGTTTCATGGACGAGAACAATACAAGGAATTCCATCTCCACATCCAAGACATACTCGAAAATCTGAGTCAAGACCAAAGAATGTACATCGGACGTTGGTGTTTGCCATATGACGTTATGCGTAAATGGTTCTTCAGCGACGAAGGACTCGACCGCGTGTGGCTGCCATGCTACATCGACATCCCATTGGACCAATTGCTGAAGTTGGAGGCCCAAGCAGAATGCACGCCAGAAAGAGAGGCGGTTGCTAGCATTCGACATAATAAAAATATAAAAGCTCTTGCGCGAGACCAACACCGTGTAGGGGCACCCAAAAACATAACCAATGCATTGTTTCTGTAAATAAACTCTGTAACGACCACAAGGGAGGGAGGCCCGTGACTGATCCCCTCGCCGCCGGCTATATAATCCACCACTTGCCGGTTGTCATTTT